GCCAGCGGCAAGAGCAGCCCGCAGGCTGCGACTCTCTGCTTCATGCTCGTTCCTCTCCTTCGTGGTTCGTTGGTCGACGGCGGCCACCGCCGACGCGGCAGCATCGTGCGCGGCGATCGCGCGCTGCTCGGCGTCGAGCGCGGCACGCGAGATCGCGTCCAACGCTTCGGCGCGCCGTTGCGCATCGAGCGCTCGCGCGGCCTGTACATCGGCAAGCCGACGTGCGCCGATCAGGTGATCGACGCAAGCGCCGGCCGCCATGCCAAGCAGCGCGGCCAACAGATACAGAGCTGCTTTCGGCATCACAGCCCCCGCTCACAAATTGCGCGTTCAGTAGCGCGGCGTTTCACGAGACCCGGCAGCACTCGACCGCCAGCAGTCACCCACTGCGGCCGACCGTTGTCCGACTCGTTGATCGCGCGACACGCGCCCCGCCAGTCGCCCGCATTGAACCGCCTCGCCGTTGTGCTGCCGCAGTAGGCGCGCGGCCCGATGTTGTAGGCGAAGCTCACCGCCGCCGCGAGCTGATATGTGCGCCCCCTCAAGCCGGGCGTGCACGTCAGGACCGGCTCCGCGTGCTCGATGAGCCGTTGCTCGAGCCGCGCGCGGCATTCATCACGCGTGAAGCGCTGGCCCGCGTACACGTCTTTCGTATCGCCGTTGCATGCCGTGACGATGCCGATTGGATCTGGCCGCGCGACAAGCACCTCACCTTCAAATGCAGGAATGATAGAAAGCAAAAGGGCCGCTGTCGCGGCCCCTACCACTCCAATCAGCGTCTTCTTCTCAGCCATCGTGATGCTCCAGTTCACGCAGGCGTGCAGCGAGCTCGATCTGCTCTCGACGATCCTTACGTCGTGCGAAGTAAAAATTCAAACCGAAAGTCGCGATCGCCGTGAGAATACCGACGATCACGCCGATATCGGTCAACGTAAGCGACGACGCGACCGACGCTATGCTTCCCGCGTAGCTCACGGCTTCCGTAGGACTAGCTCGCATCCACTCCTCGCAGAAATGAAAAAGCCGCCCAAAGGCGGCGTATTAGATGATCCCGGTTCCGTCCAACACCATGAATCGATAGTGCCAACATTCGCGAAACGTTGCGACATTGGGATGTCGGCCGCCGTTGTATAGCAGCGTCCCCCAAGATACGTTGCCGCCGCTCACCCGTACGGCGCTTATCTCAAGGATGTCCCACAGCCGCTGATTGCTGTTCGACGACCCCCAAATAAAATGCGCGGGCCACATTCCCGAAATCAACACCGGACGATCATACAATCGCTGCTGCCATTGAGGACTGGGAGCACCCTCCACCGTCCAGCCCGTTCCATTCATGTAGACATCCTGAACCACGTCGAGCACACGGTAAAACGGCGTCAACGCATCTGCAATCAATTGACTGCGCTCGTTGAACACCTGCAGCCCGAATCCATGATCCACCGGCGGGACGTTGGAAAACACAAAGAAGCGCACGGTAGCCTGCGTTTCGGTAATAAAGCGCACCGTGTAGGTCCGCCCGTCGTTGCTATAGGAGTCCCAAATCGATACCCCCACTCCCGGATCAGTGGAGAACGCATATAGCGGAACTTCAGCAGAGAACGTGAACGAGCACACCCAAAATTGCCCTTCGTAGGGAATATTCTTGTCGTTCCTGACCGTCTCAATACGAATCAGTTGCGATATCGCCACCATCGACTGAACGAGTTGATAGTTCGGCGTCGAACCGTCGATCTGAAACAGCCCCCCTTCTGTAAAGGCTTGAAATCTTCCATCCATCAGAAAACCCCGTAGACAAGCCAGCCCGGCACCGGCGTTCGATTGCTGCTATTACCATCGCGGCTGAACCACCATCGCACCCCACCCGCATTGATTTCCACGTTGGGCACCGGGGCGTTCATCGAAATGTGCCGGAACAACCAATCGGGCATGAATGCCCAGAACGGTTCCCCACGCGAGAGATCTGCCGCCGCGCTGCCGTCCATGCCCTCTTGAATACGCTGCATTCCAACGATCCGGCCACAGCGTGTCGTTCCGTCGAGCATGAGGCGCGCCGCTCCGTCCCAAATCCATAATCCCGCATCCATGCTCACCACATCCCCATTCGCACGCGAAGCACGCCGTTGCCGTCGTACACCCGCACTCCGTTTCCGTCGATAACCGTCCGAATGCCGCTTCCGTTCACGGAGTTGATTTCCATCCAACCGGACTTGTCCCACCGCCAACCCTGCCGCCCCGCGATGTAGTTGTCGGACTGGATATAGTTGCCGATCATCGCGTTCGTGATCCAGCCCGCACCGATCAGCGCCTGCCGCAAAAACACTTGCCCGCCTTGCACAACGAACGGCGCGCCGATCACGCCTGCACCGTCCTCGTCGATCACGGCGAATCGCTTCGCGGACAGCCGCGCATTCGCCTGCATGTGCGCGTCGTCACTCGCGCGCGCGAACTTCTCGCGAACCGCCGTTTCGTCGTCGCCCTCCGTTACCCCGGCGATGTCCCGTAGCGCTGCGATCCAGAACATGCGGTCGCCGACCGTCGGCTCGCGCACGGCGATCTTCTCGTCGTTCCACTCCGGCACGGTCATCAGCTCGTGCCGCCAGCCGGTCAGCGGATTGAGCGCAGCTGCGCGCAGATCCGACAGCCCTTGAATTTCGTTTTCCACGTACATCTCCTATCTGCATTCTGGAATTACGCCGCCGGCGGCGGTACGATCTTCGGCGCACCGCTCAGCCGAATGCTGTAGCTGGACGAGATGATCGCGTTCACCCCGCCGGACCACGAGTACTGGCGCACCATGCCGATCATCAGGAATTGCGATTTGTCGGAGAACGTGACGCGCAAGACGTGCTTCGCTTTCGTGGAGTGCGCAGCACGCAAGATCAACTGCCCCTCGTCGTCCGACGAGTAATTGCCCTGGACTGAGAATTCGCCCGGATCACCGAGGCCGAGCTCGGATTCCTTTTGCTCGCTAGCGAACGTCGTCGCGTCGATCTCTTCGGACTGGCCACCCTGCCACTGGATTTGCTTGGTGGTCGTGTTGAGATCAACGAAGGTGATGTCGTTCGCATCGAGGTCGTACGACGGCACCTTCGAAACTTCAACCTTGGTTCCCTGCGATCGGATACGCTTGCTTCTTTCGGCCATAAGCCCCTCACAAATGAAAAGGCCCGCACGCGGCGGGCCAAATGAATCGTCGTGGTGCAGGTCAAAACTCGACCGACAGTTCCAAGCTGACGCGGAAAAGTCCTGTGTCCGCCGAATAGTCGTCCGGCAGCTCGTCGACACCTCCAACCGAGAACCGATCCTGAACTGACATCGCGCGATCAACCGCCAGATCGGCAAGACGGTCCGCGTCGGTAAACGTCGGTGCGTAGCAGTCGATCTGATACGAACCAGAACGGCCACCAGTCGGGCCGGCAAGTGCCATATCGAGCGCGCCGTGAACGCGCGTGACGACGAAATACCGCGCCGGCGCCTTCTCCGGTGCGACGCCGAGATACCCCTTCGCACCACCTATGCCCTGCAAGGCGTCACGGACTACGATCACGCTCACCGCCGCCCTCCGAGCGCTTGATCGATCGCGCGCGCCAACTCGGTGCGAATCGCCCCTTCAGCCTCGCCAATCGACGCATCGAACGCCGGTCGCATAAACGGCTGCGCCTTCATGTGCTGTGTGCCGAACTCGTCGAAGCGCCAATAAAACGCGTTGTTTGGCGAATCGGCCTTGCCCTTCGTCCGGACGCGTACGCCTGCTGTCGCCAAGCCCGGAGCGTCTTTCTGCCGAAGTGCTGCTGAGACGATATTGCGGCGCAGCTTCCCGGTTTTCTTCGGTGCGCGCTTACGCGCCTCATCGCGTATCACCTTCGCACCGGCCACCGTCGCGCGCCGAAGCGCCTTCGTCGACTGCGATTTCGCCAGCCTTTCGAAATCCGCAAGCAGGTCGGCGAGCCCGACGATCTGAATGCTAGACATACTTTTCTCCCACCTTCACCGATAGGTCGAGATACCCCCGTTTGCGCGCGGGCAGTACGGCCGTGATGTCGTAGAGCCGGCCGTCGTAGCGAACGCGCATCTGCTCGTCGATACCGGCTCGATAGCGGATGCGCATGCTTGCGATCGTTGCACCACGAACCGCGCCGGAGATGACGTGCTCCTTTCCGTTCAGAAAGAGAACATCGGCCCACGGCCGCGCATGCACGATCCACGCTCCCGGAATCGGCTCATCGTTCTCATTCGTCTCACCGCTCGGCCGCTCGATGACGATCCGCTCCTTCAATCTTCCCGTTTTCATCAGAACCTCGGCGGAACAGTGATCGGATTGAGCAGGACGTCGGCATATCCGCCCGGCATTTCTCCTATGGGCTGCCCCTCCGAGAAGAGCTCTCGATGGTCGTAGGCCCATGCGGCTGCGAGCAGCATCCAAGTTCGCACCGACGGGTATCGCGCAAGGTCGACGCCTGCCTGGTACGTGATCGTCACGGCGCGCGCGAAAGGCCAACGCGCTTGCCCCTCAGGAACAAGAAGCGCCTCTCGCCCCAACTGAACAAGCTCGAAGGCGTCGGCGTCGAGCGTCGTTGTCGCTCCCGATGCATCGCGGATCTCAATGCTGTCGACGCGGATATCCGTGCGGCTGGTCCGGTCCGTCGCCGGTCGAAGATAAGTGCCCCGGATGCGGCCACGAGAACGTCATGAGCGTTGCATGCCCGAAGTGCAGCGGACACTATTCGTTGCTCGCGAATGGACTATTCGAGACGAACGAGGTCAGCGAACTGGCAGAGGCGCGCGAGCCGATCGCGTGGGTGACTGATGACGACCGGGCAATCACCGCCGCGCAAAAGCAACGCGCATTGGCAGATGGTGGCGCTACCGCATCATCGGTGCGGCCGTATTCGATTCCGTGCTACGCCGTCAGCGCCCCCGCCGATGCGGGAGAGGCGCGCGAGCCGATCGGGCCGCACGATCTGAGCACCACTGCGGGCGGCCGGAGCTACGTGGCCGAGTTCTTCGCGAAGCGCCTGCGCCGGCATGACTTTGGCCGCTACATCACGGGACAGCTCGCTGCCGACTTCGCCTGCTCGCTTGCCGCGTACTTGCGCGACCACGATCACGCCGCCGCTGACGCGGGAGAGGCGCAGCCGTACGCCTGCGTCGCACCAGTGAGCAATTACGCCACGCGCAACAAGATAGTCGCGGATCGGATCGGCGGCCTGATACCCGTCTACACCGCCCAGCCCGCCGCGAGGGTGGCGAGCCTGACGGACGCTGCGCGCGACATGCTCGCCGAGCGCCGCCGACAGGTGGAGGCGGAAGGCTGGACGCCCAAGCACGACGACGAGCATGACAAAGGTGAAATGGCACGCGCCGCCGCTTGTTATGCGCTACACGCCGGCTCTTGCTTTGCATGGAGAGCCGATGCGTACCAGTCTGCAAAACCTCATGAAGGCAATCCAGCCGCGCAGAATAGCCTTTGGCCTTGGGATATGAAGTGGTGGAAGCCGAAGGACCCGCGCCGCGACCTCGTGCGCGCCGGTGCACTGATCCTCGCCGAGCTCGAACGTCTCGACCGTGCCACCCTTCTCAACGGAGCCGACAAATCATGAACTGCAATTGCATAAGCGAGATCGAGATCAAACTGGCCAAACGCTACAGCGAAGAACTCGGCGCGGACGCCTCGGCCGACTGCCAATCGGCCGGATTCTCCATGTCTAGCAATTCGATACGCGTGATCCACAAGACCGAGTTCAAGATCGTCGCGCAGGCGAAAGGATTCATGCGCGGAAAGCTGATTCCGGTCATTTCCAGCTACTGCCCGTTTTGCGGCAAGTCAACTGCCGAGGGAGCCAGCCATGGCTAAGAGGCAACTTGGAATCGCGCGCAGTAGCGTGCGGCCGGAATGGAGAATGCGCACTCATCCGTGGCTTGACATGAACACGCTCAAGCCGAAGTACAGCGTGCAGGCTTACGAGCCGAGTCTGAAGAAATGGGCGCATGTCTACGACGGCGGAACGAATAAGACATTTTTCTTCGAGTCGTCTGAGGATGCCGCCGACTTCATCAAAGAAGTGAGGGAAGTCGACCATGCCGAATAACGACGCGCTGACGGTCGGCGAACGTCAGGTGATCAGCCGCGCAGCAGACGAGGCCCGACATTCCTGCCAGTACAAGCTTGCGGAAGAACTGGAAGCAATTCTCGCCCCCCATCCGAGCCAGCCGGAGCCGCGCTCCGAGGTGACGGATGACGACAAGCTCTGCGCAGAGCGCTATCGCTGGCTGCGGGAGCGAGCATGGTATGTCGATGCGGCTACGTACGCGCTTGAACTACGTGAGCGCTGGCGCAGCGGTAATGAGCCGCCGCCAGATGTAGACGAGGTGGAATGCGCCCTCGACGCCGCCCGCACCCAAGGGAGCAAATCGTGAGCGAGAACAGCAAAATCGAATGGTGCGACCACACATTCAATGCGTGGATCGGCTGCACGAAGATATCTCCCGGCTGCGACCACTGCTATGCCGAGCGCGAGCGCGCCAGCACGGCACTTCGCGTGGTTTGGGGCGCTGGCAATCCGCGCCATCGCACGGCCGCGTCCACCTGGAACAATCCGAAGCGATGGAATGCACGTCACGGGGAGTTCTTCGCGAAGCACGACCGCCGCCAGCGCGTATTCTGCGCGTCGCTCTCCGATGTATTCGACAACGCTGTGCCGCCCGCATGGCGCATGGACTTGTTCAGGTTGATCGGAGACACGCAGAATCTCGACTGGCTGCTGCTGACGAAACGGATCGGCAACACTGCGGCAATGCTGTGCGAGATCGGGCTCGATCGCCTGCCGGATAACGTCTGGCTCGGCGCGACGATCGTCAACCAGGAAGAGGCCGGCCGCGACATCCCGAAGCTGCTCGCAGTACCCGCGCGCGTACGCTTCCTGTCGATGGAGCCGCTGCTTGGGCCCGTGGATCTGGTGTCGAGCGGGGCTCTCTGGTCGGACATGAATGGGAACATCGTAGACGCACCCTCTCGTGGGCTGCGAGGTATCGACTGGGTGATCGCCGGCGGCGAAAGCGGCCCCGGCGCGCGGCCTATGCACCCCGACTGGACCAGGTCGCTGCGGGACCAGTGCGCAGCCGCGAGTGTCCCGTTCCTGTTCAAGCAATGGGGCGAATGGTGTCCGCGGGGTCCAGAGAGTATGGGCTATCCGCTTGTCGACACCGCGCCACGTCGCCGGATCACCGACGTCGGAGAAAGCGGTCAGCGGCTCGGCGCACGCGGCCGCAGCGATTGCTGGATGCAACGCGCAGGCAAGCGCGCCACCGGCCGCCTGCTCGACAGCCGCACGCATGACGAATTCCCGAGGAGTCAGTCGTGAGCCGCGAGCGAAATATTCGGAACGACGTCGTACGTCGACTTGACGTGGTCGATCACTTGCTTGATGTGCCCGACGGCCGATCGTGGCTCAAGATCGTAACCGCTCGCGGTCTGCCCGTCCGAGCCCTCCGGATACAGAAAGACGCGCCAACCGACTTCGTAAGCGTAGTGGCTCGGAAGGCGCTCATTGACCCTCGCGATGAATTCTTCACGCGAAATTACTGGCTTTGCCATGATCGCCTCCTATCGAGTCAGTCATGACGGAGAGATTCCCCGCTCATATTCCTCGAGGGCGCGCTGCTTCGCCTCGTAGACTGCTCGCGCGTCCTCCAGCCGCACGAAAAGCGCCTCATTAGGTGCGCGGTCCGTCGGGATTTTCGATGGATGCACAGCAGCCTCCGCTGCGTCCAAGTCTCGCTTCGCCATCTCGGCTTCGTATTGCAGTCGATCTCGTTCATTGCCAGCCCCCATTTTCGCCTCCTTTCGTTTCAAGGAATCCCATCATGAGTGAATTCCCGATCCTCTTTGCCGACCCGATGGTGTGCGCCATCCTCGACGGCCGCAAATCGCAGATGCGATGCTCTATCGGTGCAGAAGAGTAGTCACCTCGATCGTTGATTTTAGAGACCCGTGTCGTCTCGAGACGCCTTGTATCTGGCGTAAGCCTTTGCGGCTTCCATTGCTTCGTGGTGGGTCGCAAATTTCTCAAAGATCTTGTGCGTCATACCTACGATATGCGTCTTCTTCGCCGTATGGTCGCTCTTGCGCTCGAAACGCACGAGTGCGCGCCAAACACCCGAGGCCTCTTCGTGTGCTTCGCAAAAACACAGATAACCGTTTTCGTCGACAACCATATGTTCCGACATATCAGCGTCCGTATTGAACTGCACTACGCACTGATCACCCCGTCTACCCGGCGCCGAGCCTCATCTCGCCGGTATTCGATCGCCAGATCAGGCGTGAGTCACACCGGCTGGCAGCATGCGGATCGGCGCCTCGCGAAACAGCACGTCGCCATCGCGTGCGCGGACGATCGACATGCTCACGAGCACGCGCGGGCCAAGTGCATCGCTCTCCCGCTCGGTTGCCTCTATCTCAACGTCGTACCCGCGGTATGTGAATTGATCGAGCATAGCCCAGTTCAACCGTATCGCGCGAGCCATTCAACGGCGAACGATCGCGCCCGCTCGACGGCAGCCTCTTCCGTTTCATATGTACCGAGCGTCTTGAATGATGCTTCCGGGTGGTAGCCGATGTAGGTGAATGTCACCTGTGAGGCGAACTGGCCGTCTTCGGTCGCGCGCGGCGTGCAGTCGACGTGGTAGCCGCGCATCGTAAACAAATGCTTCATTTGGATCAGATCATGAAACTAACCGAGGCAATCGTAGCACTCCCGGGTTTCATGAATCTGACGGCGCGACGCGCGCGGGCGTCAGTGCTGGATTGAATTCACCACAAGCCATACGCGGGATGCTGTCTCGCCCGTCAAAACACGAGCAAACGCAGCACCGCACGTCGAGCACTCGTAGTGCTCTTCTCGACATTCGCCTTGGAACACGCCTGCACCGACCATCACGAGATGCTTCGGCTTTATGGTCGACGGTTGCCCGTGCAGTTCGGTGCACTCGGCGCACGCCTTAATCGTCTCGAACGCCACAGCCATCCCCATAAGTTTTGAAATCGAAATTCAGGAAATCCTAGCATGAGCAACAGCAGAAAAATGGACCGATTTGGCCCGAAACGGCAGTGCGTCAAAAGGCCGTCGAGCGCTCACCGGTTCGATGACCGCACACAGATCAGATTTAGGGAGACGTGGCAATGATCGCCGCCTTCGCATCCCGGTACGTCACGGTACTCAAGTTCTGTGAAATGACCGGCTATACGGAAGACGCAGTGAAATCCAAACGCCGTGACGGTGTGTGGCTAGAAGGTCAACTGTGGGTGAAGGCGCCGGACGGGCGCATTTTAATTGATATTGAGGGGTATGAAAGATGGGTAGAAACGGCACGGGTGTCCGCGCCATTAGTGGCAGTTCGATCGAAGTCACCTTCACCTATAAGGGCGTCCGTTGTCGCGAGCGCATCCGCCTCGAGCCCACTCCCGCTAACCTAAAAGCAGCCGCCAATTTTCTCGGCGCGGTTCGCACCGCGATCGCAAACGGAACGTTCGACTACCGAGTTTCCTTCCCGGAGTCGAAACGGATAGCTCGGTTCGTCGAACGGCAAGGCGATGCTCTGCTGGTGGAGTCGTTCCTCGACACGTGGCTCGACCGGCAGGAGAATGTTCTCGCCGCCAGCACGATCGAGGGTTACAGGAAAATCATCAAAGGGACACTGAAACCAGCATTCGGCCACCTCACGATGTCCGATGTACGTCGTTCCCACGTGCGCGAATGGGCAGCGAAGCAGAAATTCGGCAATAAGCGCATGACCAACGTGCTATCGGTCTTCCGGGCGGCACTCGCTGAAGCCTTGCAGGATGAGATCGTCGAGACAAACGTTTTGTATGGGTGGACTTACCAGCGAAACGAAGCACCAGGCCGAGACGACGATGTCGATCCATTCACCGCGGAGGAGCAGGCCGCGATTCTCGGCGCGATGGCCGGACAAGAAAGGAATCTGTTTCAGTTTGCGTTCTGGACTGGCCTGCGAACGTCCGAGCTGATCGCCCTCCAGTGGGGCGACATCGACTGGAAGCGTGGAATCGTTCGCGTACAACGTGCCCGGACGCGAGCTGCTCGCGTCGCGAAGAAGGTCGAGGACACGAAGACGCGCGGCAGTCGGCGCAATGTGAAGCTGCTCGAACCAGCCCTCGCAGCCCTCGACGACCAGAAGCGATTCACTCTGCTTATCGGCGGCTCGATCTTCCTAAACCCCCGGACCGGCGAGGCGTGGAGCGGCGACAACGTGATCTGGCTTGCGTGGAACCGCGCCATCGAAAAATCCGCGGTGCGCTATCGTCGACCGTATCAGACTCGGCACACCTACGCGAGTATGATGCTGTCGGCCGGCGAACCGCCGATGTGGGTTGCTAGCCAGATGGGCCATATCAGCCTGAAGATGATCGAGCAACGATACGGACGCTGGATCAAAGACGCGGCGCCCGATGCCGGAAGACGAGCTGAAGCCTTATTCGGCGGCGCTGTCGCGGGCGTTCAGGGCGACTGA